AAAGAGCGCACCAAAAAGAAACTTGACAACACCGCAATGCCCTATGCCGAGACCTACCTCAATCAAAAACGATGGGAGGTGTGAGCCACACAGGCAACAATAAAAAACGAGCCAGTTAGCACTATTATATTTGCTAATTGGCTCGTTTCATTAATTTGCATAATTAGTAAATATGCCGTACTTTTGCACTATAAAATCATTCCTTAAAAGCAATGCCTCTAAAAACACCCCATAAAAAGCAGGGTTACCAGCGTAACCAACTCCTCCGCTACAAAGCTGTAATGGACGAGTTCAATCGCCACGACTATCGCTATATGCCTATTTCGGTAATATGGCGTGAATTTATATACCCCAAATTCTATATCTCACGAGGCACCCTCTACAAAATTCTAAGCATAGATGTAGATAACGAACTACAAGCCTACGCCTAATTATCCGTGCGGCTTGTACTAACAATTCTGCACTTCACAATTGTAATACACTTCATATTCTTGCACTCCATCATCACGCAACGTTCTACGCTGCGAACTCCTAATCAGTGGTGAAACATTAGGTAGCAACGACACCCCGTGTAGCTGCTTATGAATCTTCTCTATAATATCCCATATTGCCCACACTCGCTCCTTTTGTGCCCTTGGTGCCTGTATACTGCTATTGGTAAGCCTTATATCCGCTATCGTTATTTTAAGCACTACCTGCCCTATTTGTCGCTGTACAGGCTTCTTACTCATATCCCTACCAAGGTTGGTAAACTGCACCTGCTGTACATCAATCAGTGCGCAAGGGAATTGCACAGGCATATTAGGGCTGTAATAATCTAACTGCCCCCAATTCTCGTCTATGTATTTAAGTTCTGCAATCTCGCTTACTTGCTGTTGTATTTTCTCTAATAATGCTTTCATTGGTGTATATTATTTAGTGCTTCTTTTATATTGAAATCTACTATTTCGGTTACCATACGTTTTACCTCAGTATGATTGCCTATAAATTGCCGTTTGGGTATTTTTAGTTTGTCGCCTACCTTTTTTAAGGCAAGGGCTTTCCAGTGCTCTGCTTCTACCGAAAAAGCCTTTTGTGTTGCCCCTTTGCGCCCTTTGGCTGCCCCAACAGCTTTGTAATACATTGCCCAAAAATAACGCTTCATTTTAGCCGTTATTTCAATTTCGCCACCATTGTTTTGAATATCGGCATAAGGCACCGAGCTTGTCCAGCGGATAGTAGTACCCTCAATGCTACTACGGATAGAACGCCTTAGTGTACCTGTGCGCATCATTAGCGAGCCACGCCTATTGGGTATAAGGGTATTAGCCCACTTATCATCAAAGAAAGCCTTACGCTCAAAATTGCGGTCAAACGCTTCTGTGAGCTTCACTTTGGTATCCGTTAGGATGTGATTTAAAAAGTCTTTAAACTCCATTAAAAAAATATTTTTGCATTTTTGTTTGCAGATTTAAAAAGTATTTGTACTTTTGCATCGCAGTCATACTGACGGCGACCATACAAAGGCTAATTGGATTTTATTCAATTAGCCTTTGTTGCATCTATAAAGTTTCTCTTTGTGTAGGATATAGATAACATCATAAGGATAGTTATGTATTCCTTCTTGATTAATATTGTTTTTGTGAAAAACCTTTTTAACCCCATTTTTAATATCATTGATATCCTCATTATCATTTTGCAAGATAGCAATTGCCCCTTGACTTGCCGCACGATTGGCATTACGTGTAATAGTTTTCAAGCTTTCTATTTCCTTAATATCGTGATAAACTCCTTCTACCCTTAAATCTGGGTTTTTGTTAAGTTTGTAGTTAGGAAAAACGGTTGCCCTGTATTGCTTTAATTCCTTTTGGTTTATTTCAGGAAGTATTTCAGCTTTTTTACCCTCTTCTGCAAAGCGTTTAGCCGCTGTTAATATACTTTGGTAGTCCTGTTTTTCTCTCTGTACCAAACGATGTTCTAATACTTTGCCCCCATTTTCTGTTTCATAAAGGGAAACAAACTGCTCCTCTCTTGGTTGACTTAGCACCTCTTCAAAGGTTGTTCGTACTTGGTCGCTTTTCTTTACCATTTCGGCTAAAGCGGCTGCCGCTATGGTAGCTCCTACTACTTGGGTATAAGTATTGTTAGGTGGAAATACCTTCTTTTCTTGCCCTGGGTTAAAGCGAAACATCTCCAATTTATTCTTACCGCTCTTACCTATTTGGGTAGTGGCTGCCTCGCCTGCCTTTTTGGCAGTTTCGGGGTTGCTTTGGGTGTTTTCACGTGCCAATACTTCTACAGCGGTACATCGGCAACGCCAGCCATTAGGCGGGTAGTACTCTGTCCAAAAAGCATCGTCTTTTGGCAAACATATTCCTGCCAAAGCAGCGTGGCTTTGCCTTACACGCTCATCACCTGCGGTGCGATATTCCAACCAATAACGGCTCGTGTCGGTTTGCAGGTTTGCCCAATTAGCGGCACTTTGAGCACTCTGTACGGCAAACTGATACTCGGCTTCTAAGTAGTTACGATTGTAAGTATTGTTGAGCTTTAAAATATCTTGTTCAAACTGATAATAAGGGCGTATATTTCCCTGCTCGTCTTTCAGTTTGCTACGGGCTTCTGTGAGTTGCGTATGGGCTTTGAGTCCTGAAAAGATAAATACATCTTTCTCTAAATAGGTTCTCATTTCATCGGGCACTTGGTGAGGGATAGCGGTGTTAAACACTTCGGCAGTAGCCGTGATAAGGTCGCGGTAGGCTTTGTATTTCGTTAAATCTTCGGGTTTATAACTGCCTCTCTTATGCAAATAATCAAACGCTTTCTTAGCCACTTTGGTAAGGTCTTTCTCCCCTCTACTTGGGAGAGGGGCTTGGGGTGAGGATGCTAATCTTGCTTCTTGGCACGCCTGACAATCACAAGGAGCGTATTGGTTTTGTAGGTTCAAGTGTAGTGCCCCGAAATAGCGGTGAGCCACCGCGGGCATAATTTCGGGGCTTAGTCGAAAAAATCTAAGGAGAGTTTTTGAGGCGTGGCAGGGGCTTTTTGCCCTGTAACCTCAATGCCAAACTTTTCTTTGAGCCACTCATCTGATACTTCTTTATAAGGCAGTATTTCCTTAGTACGTTTCCACAGTTCGCCCAAGTCCTCTGCTTGGTCATACACGAGCGATAAGCCCTCTTCGGGGAGTACCCCAATGGCGTACAGAGCAGGTAGTACTTTATCGTTCATATACTGTTCTACCATTGTTTGGTCGGCATCCACAAGGGCTTGCAACATATCTTGTGAGCTTACTTCTTTACCTTTGCTACCGTACTTTGTATCTTGCCCGATGATAGCCCCCGAAATGAGTAGCGAAATATTATCACGGCACAGTTTTATGAGTCCGTTATACACTTCACCTGTAGCGGGTACCCCATTGGTTGCCCACTCGAATTGCTCGGTTTCGTCAATGATAAACCAAGCGGCAGCCCCCATATCGGTCATCATCTTCTCCGCACGTGCAAGGGCTTGTTTGTCGCGGGTATTTGTCTTCATTACGCGGGGAGGTATGCCGTAAATTTCGCACAACTCCGACCAGCAACTTTGCGCAAAACGACTGAAAAGTATATGTGGTATTGCCTGATTGATAAGCCCTAAGTCGCCCGCCTTGCCAAAGTCTAACAACCACGTGCCGTACTCAGAAGCATTTATATAGTCTAATCCCTTATCATCGGTATAATCTTTTAGGATAATACCCTTTTGCGGTATCACGTTTTGGCGGGGTACTAAAGTTACTTCTACATCCGAAAAAGGCAGCTCATTACTGCCCGCAGGCGCTACCTGCCGATTGAGCTCTATAAGGGTATAGCCAAAGTACTCGCTGTCTAAAATGTGGCTTATAATCTCATTAAACCAAACTGACTTTTGTAATGCTTTAGTTAGCTCTTCGTGTGTCTCACCATTAGCCTTCTGTATGCTGAAGTTAGCCGAAATAGTTTTGAGTTTTCGGTTCTTTATTTGTGAGGTAGTATGCGCGTCAAGCATCATATCACGCACGAGGTTGTAGTAGGGGAACGTTTTGGGGTTCTCTACGTTCTCTGCCATTGCCATTGCATTTTTCCACGTGAGTACATCGGCACGGGTACGCGCCATTGCCTTGGGGACGATATTGCGGGTAGGTTGCAAAGTGTTTTTCCCCACCCCAGCCCTCCCCGAAGGAGAGGGAGCTTTTTTCTTATAGTTTTTATAGGGTTTCATTGCTTATATTTTCCTTTAACATTAATACCTTTCTCGGTGATTTGTAGTACTTCGGCACTAAAGCCGTCTGCTTCTAATTGGATGCGTATATGCCTATCAAGGGCGCGGGTAATACTGCCATTCTGTGCCTGCTGAATATTACAGCCCGTAATAGGCGACTCCTTCCATTCTCCTTGCTTGGAGAGCAAAAGGAACTCCACGTGCTGGGCAGTACTTTCATTAGCGACAAAGTCGCCTCCTGCAACCTCCAAATCATATTCAGTTGTTACGATTATATCTTTCATTTTAGTCGTTAGTATTTAGTCATTAGTCGTTAGAGTGAGTCGCTGGCTAACGACTAACCGCTATTAGTGATTAAATTTAGTGCGTGAACCATATACAAAAGGGGTTATTTGCTTTTCGGTTTCCTCTGTACGAGGCACAATAGGCAGCGAACTTATATTCACCTCACCCTTAGCAAGCCTTTTAAGGTACTCTATCGCCCTGTCATAACGTTCTTTGGCGTGATCATAGATAATATCAGCATTGCACAGATCCACAATATACCACTTTGCTACCGATAGGCAAAGGTTCACCACAAGGGCGTTTCTTTCCTCTCCTCGCTTAGCAAAGATAGCCTCCGCATTGTATCGAGGGCGACCATCCAAATACTCCTTTTTGTCATTGGTGTAGAAGTACGATTTTACCTCCTGCTCAGCAGTATCTAAGGCCTGCAGTAATATACTCTCGTCCCCTTCGGTTACCTGCTCCACTTGGTAGGAGTAGATATTATTCTTTAAATCTTCTTTTACTAAAAACATATCAATAATGGTTATTAACTCTCGCCCCAAAAGCGTATTGGTTGCTACTTTGCCTGTTGCGACCTATGAGCCATTTAAAAGCTCCGTGTACGGCATCGGGTCCATCATCGTGAGCACCCGAACCCTTTTCAAAGGCTAAGAACTGGTCAATAAGCACCTGCATATCTGCGTTTTTCTGCTCACTATTGAACCACACATTTTTGCGTTCAAAATAGCCCGCAAGGCTCTCTATACGGTCGAACTTATCCGCCTTGCTGCGTTTGTCGGCTACAATAGGGATATAGTACCCCCTTTTGTCGCCCTCGTTATCAAAATCAGAAACAAACTCGTCCATCGCGAAAAGCCCCTCAATCATATAACGGATATTGTAGCGGTCTAAGCGATACTTCTCATACTGGTCATACAACCATTTAGCACAATGCGCACGGCTTTTTTGCTGCATATAGCACAGCAGTATATGAAACTCTTTACCTATATTACCCACTAAAATCAAGGCTTTGTAATCCGCATTTTCCTTATACGAAAGGTCGCCATAAAAGCATAGGTTATCATACTTGGAAAGCGGTAAAGCCTTTTTATACTGAATGTCCTCGTACTTAAAGATAGCCCCATCTTCAATATGCGTGTGCATATACTCCCGCATATACGAGCGGTAGGGCATACTCTTAAACTTATTACGCCAGTACTCCGCCGAAGTCTTCTCAGGCCATTCAGGAGTAAAGTCCTGCAAGTTTTTCACCGCACACACCGTAAGTATTTTGAACTCTGTTTGCGGACTATCCTCATAACTACCCTCCTCTTTGGGCGTGTTAATGACCTCATTAAAGTACGTTTTAAGGCGGTTCGTGATTGAGTTTTTGTGAAAGTTGTTATTAGCAAACACAAAGCGTTCAGTAGCGTTATCCTCACTGTCAAAACACCCCCATACATCTTCCGTAATATAGTCTACACTTTCCCGCATAATACGGTCATTGTGGATAGACTTCTTGCTATCCACATCATCTACCACTATATAATCGGGGCGCTCTGCTTGCTCTCGTGCCCCTCGCGGGTTCTGCCCAAAACCAAGCGACATAAATCGCACCCCGTCATTAGTAACAAACGAACCATCCGACCAGTCCCCCGCCGATGCCCGCTTCCCGTAATCATTCTGCAAGCGGTTGTTGTGTTCCAGCTGTGCCTGTATGCCCGACAGCAGTTTCTTAGCCTTAGGTTCAGTCTCCCCCACCAAAAGCATAAAACGCAAATCACCCTTAGCAAAGTACAAGTACAGCGGTATCCCCATATCTATATGCACCGACTTCCCCGCCGAGCGGTACATCTCGGCAAACAAGCGCAAGCGTTTATTGCCTAATCAGTTTAACCCTTATACAAAACTGTTCAGCCCTTAAACAACTATTTGCACCCCCAAAAATCCCCCCCTACCTTTGCACCGTCAAAAATCAAAAAACAATACCAACCACAAACCATACGAACACGAAGCGAACACGAAGCGAACACGTACCCCACCACTCCCACTAAATTAATAACTCAAAATTCATATAAAAATGGCAACAACAAAAAACAACGTAATCGTCAAAGGCGCCAGCGGAAAATTC